CCGCGAACGCGAAGTCGATCCTGTTCGGCGACTTCTCGAAGTACCTGATCCGCGACGTGATGGACCTGACCCTGTTCCGCATGACCGACTCGAAGTACACCGAGAAGGGCCAGGTCGGCTTCCTGGCCTTCCAGCGCTCGGGCGCGAACATGGTCGACGTCGGCGGCGCGATCAAGTACTACCAGAACTCGGCCACCTAATCGCAACCGGCGGCCAGCTGCGGCTGGCCCCTCCCAATCCCGTAGGAGAAAGACATGGCAGAAGCCAAAAAGAAAAAGGCCCGCGTGCTGGTTAAGTGCGCACTGGGCGAGATCGACGACGTCGTCGAAATCGAGGTCGATCAGGAAAAGTCCCTGGCCGGCATGGTCGACACCGATCCGGCGGCTGTGAAGTACGCCGAGTCACTGAAGTAAGCCGGTGGGCATCGGGCCCGCCACCTCCGCCCTCATCGCCGATCTGCGCGAGTGGGCGGCCGACCCGGGCGCCTGGTGCTACCCGGTCGAAACCACACGCGGCCGCGCCGTCCTCTTTCCGGAGGATGTCGACGGCCGCACCGATGAACAGCTGGTCGCGGTGATCTGCGAGCGGCTGAGCGAAAACCGAAAACGAAACTAGGATAAAAATGACGATTCGCCTTCTCGCCGCGCGCGGACACTATCCGGTTAATGCGATCGTTACCTTGGATGCTGGCACAGAAGCAGGTCTGGTGGCCGCTAAGCTAGCCGAATTCAATCTAACGGGCGGCACGCCGTACGTGGCGCCGACGCTGCCAAACCAGCGCTTCGACGCGCAGATCGAGGTCGACCCTGCCGGCGCCGTCGTCGGACTCGTCGCGGATGGGAAGGTGATTGCTATGGGGGGCGGTGAACAGCCATCCGAAAACACGCCTGCTGCAAGGGCGGTTAAAACAATTGCAGCAGTTACGCAAACGCAGCTTATTACGTCGAACTCATCGGCTGCAACAGGGCAGCGCTTGGCTTGCGCTGAGAAGAACCGTAAGCGCATCGTATTCAAAAACCCTGCCAGCAATACTGTGAGCATTCAGATTGGGCAAACGCAGAACGACAACATCAACCGCAACGGTAGTTATACGACGTCTTATACCATCGCGCCAGGCGAGGAACTGGTCTGCTGGTATGACCAGAATCAGTGGTATGCGCGTCAAGCCTCTGCAACCGCCGTCGCCAACCAATCTCTCATTGTTGAATCCGAGGTGAACGTATGACCGCTATCAAGCAGGAAATTACTCCATCGAGGTCTCGCTTTGACTTTATCAACCAGTCTTGGATCAATGCCGGTGCGACGATCCTGAATATGTCGCGGGACCGCAAGACCTTCTTCGGGGCGGATGGTGCGGCTTTGCTTAGCTCCACGAATGTGGATTCCGCCGCGACGCCGAATTGGGCGACCCTGTACACATTCCCGACTACAAATGGCTCTACTGTCACGGGATTCGTGGAATTGGAAAACGGCGAGGCAATGGTAGTCACGACTGAATCGGGGCGTGCCAACAACCTATCACGTGTCTATATATCTTCGGGCTGGGCGGCAAACAATGCTAGCGCCACATGGACGGAAACGCTTTACACCATCGGCGGCAAAATTGTCCCTCACTACTGCCTATACGATTGGACGAATGCAAAAGACGGCACCGTATTAATCAGTGAGGAGGGGCCACACACCTTGGGCGGCGTAGGTAATGTTGTCGCGGATGTTCGTAAGTCACGCCGAGTCTGGTTATCGAAAGATTTTGGCGCGACATGGAACTTGATTTTTGATCTGGTGGATTACGCTGCTACGCAGGGCGTTCCCTACCCTGCCAGTGTCCATATGCACGGCTGCGCCTACGATCAAGATTGGGGCCGCATCTGGGTTTGTTACGGCGACGGTACAGGGGATGGCAAAAGTATCGCCGGAATGGGTAATACTCAGGTGGTCTATTCGGACGATAACGGGGCGACGTGGCAAAAGTTGCCTATGCCCGCGCTGTGGACCGTCACAGTATCCACCGTGTCCGAATCGTTCCAGTTTATCTCTGTGGCAGTGTTTAACAACAGCATCGTATTCACACACGATTTAACGCAGCCATTGGCTCCTGTGGTTTATCCAAAGATCGGTTATCGCAAAATGGGTTCGCCTTTTTTTGGGCCGGCCTATTCATCTGCTGTCAATGGCATTCCACGGAAATCGGTACGCGATGGTCATGTGCCAGCGTTCTTTACCGGCGGCACGATTTCCGGCGTGCAAACTGGAACGATACGATGGGCCGTCGCGTGCACAGACGATGATGGATTCACATGGTCGGCTGTGTACGGCGAAATCCCTCTGCAATCCCCTGCGGTAACAGGACAGGGTTTCACTCAGGTGCTCGGCCCGACGATCAATGGCAAGGTCGTCGTAGTCGGCACGAGCTTGTACGTGAACAACGACAACACCAAGCGGACGATGGTTGCCGATTTGGTGCAGACGTAACGCTACCGATAACCGCAAGCCTGCTCCCGCACCTGCGAGAGTGGGCGCAAGACCCGGGCGCTGTCCTACTAATTCCTGAAAGCCGTTCCCAATGAGCAGAGAACAAACATCGGCGCCGGTGACGCTCGCCCTGACGATGGCCGAGGCCAAGCAGGCGCTGCGCATCGAAGAGGATGACACCTCGCTCGACACCATGATCAGCATCTGGGTGGCAGGCATCACTGCCGAGGCTGAGGCGCAGACCCGCCGGGCGTTCGTCAACCGCGGCATGCGCGTGACGCTCGACGTCTTCCCGGACGCGATCCAGCTGAGCGCGCCGACGTTCAGTGTCGAGGCGGTGCGCTTCCTCGATCCGGACGGCGTCACCCAGACGCTGGACCCGGCCGACTACTACGTCGACCGGGTGACCATCCCGGGCTACATCGTGCCGGCGCGCGGCAAGGCCTGGCCGGCGACCGAAGCGCACGTCAACGCGGTCACGGTCGACTACACCGCAGGCTACGGCCCGACCGCCGCCACCGTGCCCGACACCGTCAGGCTGTACATCCTGGCGCGCCTGACCGAGATGTTCGACCCGGCGGCGCGCGAGTTTAAGGAAACCCAGGCGTCGATCTTCGTGAGCCGCCTGCTCGATGGCCTGTGGGTGCCGGCGCTATGACGATCGCGCACCGACTGAACAAACGCGTGGCACTGCAGCAGCTGGTGAAGGGCAAGGCGCCCGGCGGCGCGCCAACCGAGGTCTGGGAGAACGTCATCACGACGGCCGACGGCAAGATCTGGGCGGGCAAACGCGACCTCACCGGCCGGCAGTACGTCGCCGCCGGCGGCGCGCAGAACTCCGTCCAGACCGAGTGGGAGATTCGGCGCCGCGCCGGCGTGATCCCGGCCATGCGCCTGGTGCACGGCACCGACCTCTACGACATCGAGGCGGTGCTCGAGCAGCAGGATGGCTCGCTGAAATTGATGTGTTCGAGAGGAACCAATCGTGGCTGATACCAAAAACCTGATCGGCTTCGCGGAGATGGCGAAGAGGCTGCGTGACCTGGGCCCGAAGGTCGGGCGAAAGCACCTGCGTGCCGCGACGTCCAAAGGCGCGGCCGTCATCAAGAAGAAGGCGCGCGAACTGGCCCCGGTCGACACCGGCGAGATGCGCAAGGACATCCAGCAAAAGCGCGAGAAAACTGCGGGCGATCACATCGCCAGCTTCTCGGTCTACACCCGTAGCGGCAAACGGTCGCGCCTGTCCGGCAAGGCCCGCAACGTGGACAAAGACTCGTTCTACTGGAAGTTCCAAGAGTTCGGCACGGCCAAGATGCCGGCGCAGCCTTTCATGCGGCCCGCGTTCGAAAGCGAGAAAGAGAACGCTGTCGACGAGATCGGCGCCGAGCTGGACAAGCGCATCCAGAAAGAAGCCGCCGACGCGGCCCGGGGAAGCTGATGGACGTACTCGCTGAATTCCTGGCCCTGATCGATCCGGTCATGGATGGCCAGGCATACCGCAACGTGGTGCCGGACAATGCGCCGGCGCCCTATGCCCGGTTCCTCCGCGTCGCCGCAGTTGAAGGCATCACGCTCGACGACAACGGCGGCGACGACAACGAGACCGCCACTCGGATCCAGATCGATATTTTCGGCAGCTCGCCGGACGTCGACGCGAAGGCGAAGGCGATCAAGGCCGCGCTTAAGGGCTGGGCCATCGACAACATCATCACGCTCGAGCTTGACAGCTTCGAGCCGGAAGTGAAGCTCCACCGGACGATGCTTGACATCTCCACCATCCACCCGTAACCCGTATTACCCATCCAAGCCCGCCCGCGACAGCGGGTTTTTTTACGTCCAAAAGGATCAAACATGTCCGGAATCTCCGCACAAGGCAGCACGCTGCACATCGCCACCGGCACCGGCGGCGCCAAGAACATCACCGGCATCGCCGCCGGGTTCCCGACCATCGTGACCAGCGCCGCGCACGGCTTCAAGAACGGCGACGTCGTCAGCTTCGCCAGCGTGACCGGCACGATCGCGGCGCAGATCAACGGCACCACCCGCGTCGTGTCGAACGTGACCACCAACACCTACGCCCTGGACGACCTGGACAGCACCGGCCTGGCCTACACCTCGGGCGGCACCGCCACCCCGCAGACCTACACCAAGGTCAACGGCCTGCTGTCGTTCGACGGTTTCGACGGCTCGGCCGACGAGCTCGACACCACCGACCTGGACTCGACCGCGAAGGAATTCGTGTCGGGCATCAAAGACGAGGGCAAGTTCGGCTTCGAAATGAAGACCCTGAAGACCGACAACGGCCAGATCGCTCTGCGCGCGGCCCGCACCAACGGCAACATCGTCGGCCTCAAGCTGACCCTGCCGGACGCCAGCGTGGCCTCGTTCAGCGCCCTGGTGAAAACGATCCCGACCAGCGGTGGCGTCAACGCCGTCCTGAAGGGCAAAGTCGACTGCAAGATTTCCGGTCCTGTGACCTGGGCATAAGGGGAACACATGAAACTGCTGAATAAAGCCGCGATCCTCGGTGCTGAGGACCTGAAGCACGAAGACGTGCCGGTGCCCGCCTGGGGCGGCTCGGTGCGCGTGCGCATGATGACCGGCGCCGAGCGCGACGAGTTCCGCGCCTCGATCGCAAACGATGACGGCAAGCCAGCGCCGGGCAAGGTCTCCGCCGCGCTGCTGGTGGCCAGCTGCGTCGACGAGAACGGCGCCCGCCTGTTCACCGCCGACGACATGGACGCGCTGCAGGAAAAGAGCGCGCCGGCCCTCGACGTGCTAGCTGAAGTCGCCATGCGCCTGAATGGCCTGGGCGGCAGTGCCGTGTCGGATGCGGCAAAAAACTCCGCGAGCACCCAGAGCGACGATTCTGGTTCCGCCTCGCCCTCGCCCTCGGAAAAACAGTAAGGCACCTGCAGGCCGAGATGGACTCGGCCGAGTTCACCGACTGGATGGCGTTCTACCAGATCGAGCCGTTCGGAGACCTGGTCGCCGACGAGCGGCACGGATCGGCGGCGTCCCTGCTGGCGAACCTGAACCGTGATCCGAAGACGCGGCCCGAGCCGTTCAAGCCGGAGGACTTCATTCACTGGCGCGCGACTGGCCAGGAGGCCGAGGAAGCCGAGCCAACGCTGCTCGACGATCCAGTAGCGCAATCCAACCTGATCCGCGCAGCAATGTTTGGCCTGTCCCCACGATAGGGGCAGGCATTTTTTTGGGAGTACTCGATGGCAGATTTGGGCCGGCTGGTCGTCAACCTTGAAGCCAACATCGCGCAATTTACGCAGGATATGCAGCGCGCGTCTCAGGTCACCGAGCAGACGGCAAACAAAATCAGCGGGGCCGTGGACCTTGCGGGGAAGGCCCTCGGCGCGCTCGGCATCGCCCTGTCCGTCGACCTGATTGTCAGCGAGGTCAACCGCTCGCTCGATTCCCTGGCCGCGTTGGACGACATGGCGCAGAAGACCGGTTCGTCTGTCGAAACGCTCTCGAAGCTGAGTAAGGTAGCGGCCTTCACCGGCACCGACCTGGGCGCCGTCGATGGCATGCTTGTGAAGCTGTCGAAAAACCTGAACGACGTCGACGAGAAAGGCAACAAAACGGCGAAGGCGCTGGCCGCTATTGGGATCTCGACCAACGACCTCAAGGGCAAGGACGCAGCGCAGGTCTTCGTCGACATCACGAACAAGCTGCAGGACTACGAGGACGGCGCCGGCAAGGTCGCCTTGGTGACCGATCTGATGGGTAAGTCGGCAGCCGACATGCTGCCTTTCATGAACGACGTCTCCGAAAGCTTGGACGACTTTGCTGCCGACAGCGCGGAGGCTGCAGCCCAAGCCGCTGCTTACCAGGACGAACTCGCCAAGACAAAGCTCAAGTACGACGAACTGGTGACGTCGATCGTTGTGGACGCCCTCCCGGCAACTCACGATTTCATCGGCGCGCTGAAGGACGTCAGCCAAGAGTCCACCAGCCTGACCGGCATCAGTGTCGATTCCTGGGCAGAAGACGTCGCTGTTGGACTTGCCCGGGTCGTCGACGTGGCGGTACTTCTTCCGCGCCTACTGTCTACTATCGGCGGCAGCTTCAAAGCCGTCGGTGCCGACATCGAATTCCTTGTAACGGCGGCAGCAACGGCTACCCCGCAAGGGATCGCGCGCAGCCTGGCGCAGGGCATCAACCCGGTTGAGACCATCCGAGCCGCCCTCGATGAGCGCAATGCAGTTGTCGATGAAGCGAATAGGAAGCTCGACGACCTGTGGAACCTGCCTGCGAACAGAATGGAGCAGGCAATACTGGGGCGTATCGACGACCGCAAAAATGCCCAAATGGCGGCCGGCGCAGATGCGCTCGCTGGTCTCGTTCCCGGAGATGGGAAACCTAAATCTGGCGAGAAAGCCACCCTTAAATACGGCGGCGGCGACGATGGCAGTGCTGCCAAGTCAGCGCTGCAGGCCCAGATCGCGGACATCGAGCGTGTCTACAAGCAGGAGCAAGACCAGCTGGTGCGGCACGAGCGCGCCATGAATGAGCTGCGTGGTCAGGGTCTCATCGGCTTTGAGTATTACAACGAAGCCCGGCTGACGGCCATCGATGAGGCAAGCGCCGCTGCGGTGCGCGCCTACGACGCAGAGATCAAGGCGCTGGAAGGCGCCCGCGCGAAAGCAAAAGACGCGGATGCACGCGACGCGATCAACCTGCAGATCAAGGACAAGAGCGCCGCGAAGGAAAAAGCGCTTCGCGATGCGCAGGCGGCGCGTACCCAGGAGCTGCTCGAGCAGGGCGCGGCACAGTCCTACCTTACCCGCGAGATGGAGGCATGGAGCCGGCAGCAGGACCGGGCCATCAGCCAGATGCAGTTTAGTAATGACCTGTACGGCAAGTCGGCCCTGGAGACGGAGAAGTTGACCAACGCGCGGCGCGCACAGCTGGAGGTGGACGAAAAAATCCGGCGTGCACAGCAGCAAGGCGCAGTCTCGCAAGAGGCCATCGAACGTTTCCGGAAGGAGGCCAAGGACAAAGCCGATGCAGCGAACGCCGCCGCGACCAAAGGTGCTGCGCTGGGAATCATCGCCTCCCAGAAGATGCCATGGCAAAACGAGGCGGATGAGCATTCAGATCGGATCGCAGCGCTGCAGAGTGCGATCGAGCAAGAGCTGATTACCGCGGCCGACGGACACCGCGCCATTGAGGAAGAGAACCGGCGGCATAATGAAATCATGGAAAGCATGCGTCTTTCCGCGGCGCAGAACGTTCTGAGTATTGCCCAGTCGTCGGCCGACCAGCTATACGACGCGCTAAAGGCGGCGGGCATGGAGCAGACCGCGCTGGGTAAGGCTATGTTCTGGGCCCAGAAGGCAATCCAGGTGGCGACGATCATCGTCAACACAGAGGTCGCCGCCGCGGCCGCGCAGGCCGGCCTGATCGCCGCAGCGGGCGCAACGGCCGCGGTATCGGGTCCTGCCGGCCCAGCCATTCTTGCCGCTGGGGTTGCCGCCGGCGCAGCCTACGCGACGGCTACCCGCGTGATGGGCTACGCCACTGCAGGTCTTGTAGCCGGTACAGCCATCGCATCGGCAGAGGGCGGCTACGACATCCCCGCCGGCGTCAACCCGGTGACCCAGCTGCACGAAAAGGAGATGGTCCTCCCGAAGGCGCAGGCCGAGGTCATTCGCGGCCTGGCTGCCAACGGTGGAGCGGGCGGCGGTATGAAGGTGACGATCGTCAACCAGACGACCGGTCGAATCGACAACGTGATCGAGCAGCGCATCAGCCCGACGGAGCGTGCGCTGATCATCCAGGAGGCGGTGGCGGCCACGGCGTCGACGCTGGGCGACCCGAACAGCAAGACGTCGCGGGCGATGAGCCGCAACTTTAACGTGGCGAGGACGCGCTCATGATTCCAGTTATGCCAGTTCGCCTCGTACCTGGCGTCTCGAGCTATACCGGGGCAGGGCCCGGTGGCGTCGTCCGCATGGAAGTTGGCGGTGGTGCGGCGCGCTACCGGCTCGACTGGGCCCGCGGGCGCGAGCGCTTCGACGTCAGCATGCAGCTCGACAAGGAGCGCTTCTCGATCTGGTCGATGTTCTATCACCACGTCATCAGGAAAGGCGCGGTCGCCTTCCAGATGCGGCTCGATACCGGGCTGGGCGTGGCGCCGCACCAGGTCAACCTGATCCCCGGCAGCTACCAGGCATCGGCCTATGCAGGCGGCTACGCGGTCGCCTTCGCCGTCGAGTGCGACAACGCCGTGTATGCGCTGACCGACGCGCAGGTGGCCGCCTACGGACTCGACGCCGCGGCAATGCCTGCCGGCTTCGTGCCGACGGTGGCATCGTACAGCTTCGGCGGCCCGGGCGGCGTGCTGCGCGACGATGTCGCCGGCGGCGCGCCAGGCTATGCGCAGGAGTGGGGCCGGGGTCCGCAGCAGTTCTCCTGCACGCTGATCCTGACGCCCGAGAAGTTCGCCATCTGGACGGTCTGGTTCCACCGGCTCATCAACAAGGGTGCGCGCACCTTCACCATGCGCCTGGACAGCGGGCAGGGCACGGCCGACCATCGGGCAACGATCATCCCGGGCAGCTACGCCACTGCTCGCACGGGCGGGATCGCGACGGTCGTGTCGTTCGCCGTCGAAGCGGAAAGCAATGTCTACGACATCAGCGCTGCCGACGCGCAGATGATGATCGAGTTCTATAACAGCATGGGCGGCGCCTCGATCAGCGGCCTGACCGAGCGCATCGAGCGCTTCGCCACGGTCGATACCAACGTACTGGAGTTCTAATGAGTCTCGACTTGGAAAGCCGACTGCGCACCTTCCTTGCGTCGGCGCCGCAGCGCATCTGGCCGATCCAGACGATCCAGATCAGCCACTCGGCGCTGAGCAAGACCTATCACCTGTGGCGCGAGCCGTATCCGGGGCAGACGACGGTCGACGGCGTGCAAGTCGATATGCAGCCATGCAACATCGAGATCAAGCTGGCCGGCAGTGAAGGCCACCTTGACCAGAAGTTCGACATCA